CAGGGCCTTAATAAGCCTTTGGATGTCGCCCGTGTTTGCCATTACGCTTATCATGCTCTCACGTTAAACGGGTTGCCTTCGTCAGTCCGAAACGTGATTGCAATCGGCACCACAACGCCCGATATGGCATCCGAAACGATCATCTCTGTCGGTAGCCATTCCGCGTTGATTGCAAGCTCAGCGAACGTATGCCAGCGTGTTGCATCGCATACTACTCGCACCACATCCGCAGCCATTACCTCGCAGTAAGTATCGATCGGCGTGGAGTCTTTTTCGCTTGGCAAAACATGGCACCGAATATCAAACCGCTGTCTCCACGCGATCGCTGGTGGATTGCCTGGGCAGCCTAGTTCCAGCACTTCCTCGGGGTCTGCTTTCGTTAGTACGATTTGCAAATGCCGAGGCGTGTAATCTGCGTTTCTCGTTGGCCGCACCACTTCATACAAAGCAGTGAACGGACTGTAACCGGCCGTAAGTCTTTGCAACCGGTCAAACAGTTCGCTACCGATTCTCGTTACGACTGGGTAGCTTGCGGTTATCGACATTGCAGCACCAGCATCCCCTCATCTTGAGTCGTTAGAGCGATAATCGAATACGTTTTGACCGCAGCACCATCACGAGGCGCAAATGAAAGTTTGTCGCCTCCGCAGTCGATCTCGTCGCTAGCGATTCCATTGACAGGATCATTCGCGACGTGGACCGTAAACACTGGTAGATTTGTTACAACATCTTCGCCAAAATTGGCTATCTGTTCACGCTCTACGCTGGCCTTGATCGCTCGTGGTGCCCTTGCCTCTTCGCCGAAAAAGCGGTGTGGATAGTAGGTGACGACTTCAGCGAAATCATCAACCACCAAGAACACCTTTAAAGCATCGGAGACAATGGCATTACGCAGCGTCATTATCGGCGGCAATCAATTTTGACGTAGTCGATCGTCACAATATCGGCCATCGTTCCAGACGCCTTCTGCAACTGGATAACCGGTTGCAGGCCAGCACTGTAAGACGCCATGCTCAACGTCCGATCCATCGCAACGCGGATGCCATCGATGTAGAATTTGACGTTTGACTTGCCGCCCGAGAAGTCAATAAAGAACTTCTTAAACGTGGTCCCAAGCGTCACGCCACTAGCGATGTCGTCGTTATCGGTGACGTTGTCGTCAGACTCGACATAGACCTGCGTGGTCGAATTCGCGCCAACCATCTTGAACCATGCGTTCGCAACATAAGCGTCGCTGGTTGTTTGGCGTGCCGAACCAAGTCCAAAGACAAGCTCGCTACCGCTTGTGAATGCAGCACCGAGCCGGACCCGCATCTGAATTGACAGTAGGTCGTCGATGTCATAAGTCAGCGCGTCACCGTGCGCAAGGCTCAGCGTCTGTGCCTGGCTGTCAGCGGTCAGCGAAAGCACGGCGTTACCAGCGTTTCGCAGATGCGTAGGAGGCGCAGCACCGACCACCACGGTAGTCCACGGTGTGCCAATGTTCGCAGCCGTTGGAAAGGTAACCGACGTGCCGTCGAAGTCGTCGCAGTAGGAAATAAAATCTTGAATACCGGCCATTGTCTTGAGTCCTTAAAGTACACAAACGATCGTCGCATTCCGCTACGTTGTGGAGTGCTAAAATTGCCGGTTTTGGAGTGATCCGGCAACACAAAACAAGCAGGAGGATTAGGCTCCGGCGTGTCGATACATTCCGCGATAATCAATCGCAGCGGTGCCAAAAGTTTGGCGGACCTTGTACTTGTAAACGTCCTTATCGAAGTCCCATTCAGATTCCAGGACTGGCGATTGTTCGCCTTCGAGGAACGTCAATTCGACCGTGTCCACTTGGCTGTTATTGGCAACCAAGTACCAAGCGGTCGTACTGTTGGCATCTAGCTGCGGGTCGATGATGACTCGCAGTGGGCGGTCGCCGTTTGGACCGTAGATGTTTTTCGTGTTGCTATTTCCAAGGGCCGAACCGCCAGCAGAAGGATCTGCGATTGATCCGAGCAACTGCAACGCTGTCGCGCTCAATGCTGCCGGAACAATTAGGAACGATGGCTGAATGTTGAGAACAACATCCGAACGCAGGCCCTTCTTGGTCATCATTGAAACGAACGCTGTGTTAAGCGTTGCGACACTTGGAGCGCCAGCGCCGGTCGCAGCGTTAGCATGTCCGCCTGCGGTTGTCTGTGCCGTCGTGTTGAACAACGCCCCACCGTCAGCCATGTTGGCGTTGGCAGTCAGCACGCCGTACACCCGCTGGTTCTGCAATCGTCGACAAGCAGCACCTTGCATCGCTGGAATGCGGCTGATCGCGTCCAAGTCATCATTGACTACCGTTTCCCAAGTGATCGTAAAGATCGAGCCAAACTTGTGAATCGTATAAGATTCCTTTGCGTCGCTCATCTTTGCTTCGGGGTAGTCCGTGTTCTCTGGCACCATTTCAGGGGTTGCCATTTCACTAAACCGGATGCGATGGATTGCCTTGAAATCGCTGGTCGTTCCGGCGTTTCGTGCCCACATTTCCCACGTATAAGGCGCTTCCTCATAACCTGCGAGTAGCGTCTTGTTGGTTGCATCCATTAGCAAATTGCTAAAGTTGCCGGTCGTGTGGTAAGCATCTCGCTTAACGCGGTAACGATCGTTTGCAGACGGGTGACCCATCGCAACCAAAGCAATGTCCTTCGGTGCCATTCGGCTAACGTCGATGCCCATCTTGGCAACGCACATTTCAGCGATACGGTTCAGCCGCATGTTCGCAAAGTCTTCGCTGCCGGGAGCGGCCTTGCCATCTGCAAACGCAGCGGTTCGGATACCAGCAGCGCGACGCGATCGGATGATAAGCCCGTCCCGCATTGCGTCGTGGAGTTTGTCGTCAGCGCTTCCGGTGACGCGAACGCCGGATTCAACCGTCGCTCCAAGTGGTTGAGTGGCCATACGTTCAATGATCCTTTTTCGGGCTTCGGAAACAGAAACAAACTGATTACACATGTCGTCTGCAAACGATCGCTCAACTTTGGCGAGCGTGCAGGCGGATTGAATTTCGGTGCGTCGTGCCTGATCGTCAGACAGCGCTCGCTTGATTTTTGCGGTGGCGGCTTGGTTCATTACCTTGGCCTTTTCTTCCTCGCCCATTGCCATGTTTTCGACTGGCTTTTCTTCTGCGGGCGGTGCATCAACAGCGGGCTTATCCTCAGCGGGCGGGAATGCGTTTTCGACTGGCGCAGCGGCCTCCGGTGCAACGCTTGCTGACATTTTGCCAGCCATCCATAGCAACGCTTGGCTTGGGTCCGTCATGCCCTCGGGAAGGCCGAGTGATGCCAATTGTGCTAGTAGTGCTTCGTCCATTCTTTTGATCCTTGTGAGTTCTGTGTACGATCTGCGAACTGTCGAGTATTCATCTGCGCCCGTTGCGCAAATCGATGCGTTGTGAGGCTGCCATCTCTTATGGATGACAGCAGGGCCAGGAATTACGTTGCCGCGATTCGTGGTATATGAGTGGCCTTGTGGGATGAACAACGACTCGATTGGCTGAGCGGTAATCGAGAAGTCCGTTATGTGGCCTTCGTTCATTCGTGCGGCAATAACCTGGGCGTCAGGATCGCTTGCGAAGGTCGGCGCACCGTATAGTTCGCCCGTCGCTTGATCGATCTGGATGCGTTGAATCGAGCCGATGATGTTGCGGACTGTGCTGTCGTCGTGAGAGTCGACAATCGGCACTTGCGATCGTCCGTTACGAAACTCGCAGCCATCCATTAGCAGCACTTCGTTGACGATGCATTGATGCTGCTCGTCGAATCTGCGTACTGGGTTTTCGGTAGCGATAACGGCCCGCGTTGGAGTCGACGTGTCAACGAATCGCATAACGAGCGAGTCGAACTTGAGCGGTGGTAGCTTGCCTTTTTTATTCGGCATTGACTGGCTCCTCTTCGGCTGGGAGTGGTTCGTCGACAACACCGTCGGAGGCATCGGCAACGATTGCGTCGATGTTCTTTTGACCGAGTCCGATCATTGCCAATTGGGCCTCGGCTAGCGCTTTGCTCATTGATCCGTCAGATAGCCCGTTGAGAACGTCAGTAAGCGCCTTCCGGTTGCGGCTCCATTGCAGTCGCGACAGTCCCATCCATTCGCCAGACGGTGCAGCTTCTGCATCCTGTGTTGCTGCAGCTTCGTCGGCTGGTCCCTCTGTGCCTGTTTGTGCCGCCATCATTTGCGATGTAGCTTCGACCGGGGTTAGCAACCCGAGCTTCATCCGCAAAGACTTTTCCTTAGACGCCTGATAAAACGTCGACCGCCAATCACGACCACGCGCCCCAAGCTCATCCTGGTAGGTCGACATGTAATTGCTGATCGAATCGTAGGCAGCGGTTTGCTCGCTTGCCGGGTCAACCCATTCCCACTCTGGGCGCTGAAAGCCGACCGGTGCCACCTTGCGACGTGCATCTAGCAGTTCGGTGCTAGTTGGGAATCCTTCCACTCCTTCACGTGCGGCCGCGTTACAAAACTCATCCCATACCGGTTGGCATAGGTGAGCGATGATGTAGTTCTGCCAACGCTTGTATCGCGGGCGGTCTTCTAGTTTTGATGTTCGCGACGAACTGTAGTTTGTCTTTGAAAAGTCTTTACTGACCGCTTCGTAGCTCGTCCCGGTGCCCGCGCAAATGCCGCGTAACATCAAGTTGATCCACGGTTCTGACGCAGAGTTTGGCCGCCCAGGATTGACAGACTCAATCGACTCTCCAGGCTTGAGTCGCGAAACCATTCCAGGTTCCAGATACTCAAGCGAGTTGCCGTTGTCGTCAGTTCTTTCCTCGCCGTCCGGTGCTGATAGGCTCCCGCTTGGCCCGTCTGTTTTGATGACGATGCCAAAGCAGGACGCAACCGCAGATGCTTGGATCTCATTGTCGACGTAGACACCTAGGTCTCGCATCCACGACATGATTGGTGCGAACCAAGTGACGCCTCGCGATTGACCGACCCGGTCTTGACGGAACAAATGCCGTACCTGATTGGCTGGTATCCGCTCCGGTGTGCGGCTAATCGCATACGGTGAATTGGGATGCTCTGCGTAAATCCAATAAGCGATCGGCTTGCCGGTGTCGTCCATTTCGACGCCACGAATGATCCGGTTTCCGCTCTCTTTTGAGCGAGCGATGATGAACGTATCCTTGTCGCCTGCGAGCCTATCCGCTTCGATAATCTCAAGAGCAAGTGGGACGGGCCGGGTGATCGACTTGTAAGTTTTTCCCGGTGTCGAGACAAACCGAATCAACACTTCGCCCGCTTCGCACATCTCTCGCATGGCAAGCTGCTGGATCTCAAACCACGTTAGCTGCCCGTTGATGTCGCAGACTTCCATCCAGTCTGAGAACGCTGCGTCACGCTTATCGTTGATGGCTTCCATGTCGTCGCCCGCTGGCGTCTCGTGCATGGATTGGCTTGAGATACCTTCGCCGATGACGTTATTTACAATCGTGTCGACAACGTTCCAAGCGTAGGCATTATCACGAACCAGTGCCCTCGCCCATGCCCTCGCAGCATCGGCACCGAACGGCCCGAGTAGCTCTTGGTCGGCTGACTGATTGCGTGGCTTTTTGTGTGCGGTTAAGCGGTTGGCCTCAGCACCTTGATAGGACCGCAGAACCTTGCGAGCGTGTGCCCTGCGCACTCCAGCAGATGGCGATACGAAACCGATGACGCTATCGAGAATGTTCAACGTCGCCTCCCTATTTTTGCAAGGGAGAACGCACCAGAACCAGACGAACGGCTAACCTCAGTTTGGAGTAGTCGACGCTCCGCAAACAGCGAAGCCATGTCGAGTTTTGTTACCGATCGACTGCCAATCGAATAGGACGAAGCGCCGCCGGTTAGCAGTGCCTCGATTGCCGATTCGATCTGTGTGAGCAGTGACGATGCGTCCATGCCTCAAGAATGGCATGGGTTGAATATCATGCAAACGATCGCTTGCTATAGCGTTGCAAGAGCAAGATTATCGCACAGGATTTCAACGAAAGCCGATTTCTGTTTTTTGCGAACCTGCGTCTGTTATCAACTCGCTTGACTCAAGCCACTCTGCGTTTCTGACATTATTGCTCCACCACGAAACCCGATACTGCTCGCCATGCTCTCGAATGCAAACCTCCAGGATGCGGCCCACTAGATCGTCGTGCAGCAAAACCTTACTTCCTATCGCGAGCACCGTTCTTGCAATTGGTTTGTCTGAAACTCCCATTGTTTTTCCCTTGCCTAAGACCTGTGATCTGCTGGTAAAAATTGATACCGCTAGCCCGTTTGTTTCCAAGTGTTCCCGCAGTATGAGCAACGGCAATACCGCACCGGCCCATGAATAGAATACACCCTCGAATAGCTCTTGCCTTTCGCGTTGGCGTCTGCGTCCCTCAGTGCCGTACATGCCGTGCATTCACCAGCGACAAAGCTCGTTACCCTTGGCTTTGGTGCGTCCGTAACCGTATCGCCTGTGATGATTGGTGGTTCGCTTTCGGTGGTTGTTTCTGCTGTCAATTCGCTTGCGGCATGGATCATGCGATTATCGATTCGTTGTTTCTTCCGTGTCATGGTTTGGCTCATCGGTTTCTTATCCCTTGCATCCAGCCGCCTGGGCGACTCTTGAATCGCGTTCCGTGTTGATGTTGCTGCTTTACCTTCGGTTGCTTTGGTGCGTTCGCGTCGACGTGCCGTGGTGCTACCTGTGCCTCGCTCTCGCCAATCAGCTTGACGCCGACCGCTTCACTTGCCGCCGCTGCCATGTAGGTTGCATCAAGCCAGTGATTGTTTACGTTGTTGACGTGCCAGTACGTTTTCGTTCCCTTGCCTTCCTTAAACTCGGTTAGTAGTTCCTCGGCGACAATATGCTGGGCAAACGACGAATGCTTCTTGTTTCCTTCCGGCACAAACAACGAAAGTGAGCCTTTGCGGAGGAAGTTGTTTTCGTCAAAAGTTGGCGTTAGGAATCGCTCGTGGACCCATTGCTTCCAGTGATCGGTATCCAAGTGATATAGCCAAAGTTCCTCGCTAGGTTGCTTGGCTGCATAGATGTTCGTCCCAGGG